TTACAACAAGGGCGTGACGGGAACCCGGCCGGTGAGCAGGTCGTCCATCAGGCCGGATTTCTGAAGGCGGAGTTTGTCGAGTTCTCGCAGGCTCGCGGAGTAACTTGCCTCGATGGCTGTGGCTCGTTCCTCGATAGCGATTTGTTCTGGAATTGGGGGAAGCGCGACCTTGATCCTGCGAAGGTTACCCAAATTGATACGCTTCATCGTAACGCCTTGTTCATACCCGCGAGCCTGCCTTCGCGCTGAGTGCCCGTTCAGGAACAGCATCGCGTATGCATTTCGGCATACCGCCCTACCGCGAAATCTGAAGCAGTCGGCCTTGTTGATACCTGCGTCCAATTCCTCAGGATATAGGCAAGCACGTCCTACCGGGTGACCATCGTCACCAAGTGAGGCGATCAGCAGATCCCCTGACACAACCTGATTTCGGATGAGCCTTGCCGCGTGGCTTTCACGGATAAAGGCCTTCTCTGTGTCGTCAAAGTAGCCATCCTGAATATTCTGCAACCTGACAACCCGGACGCCGGGCTGCGACACGTAGTGTTCGGTTTTCAGATTTGATCCGAATGGCCCATCTACAACACTCTCTGCTGCATCGCCCAGTTTCGTCACATCCCACTCCTTCGGCAGCCAGCCGAGCGGGGTTTGGTGGTAGAGGCGGGGGGCCTCGGGGTGTGGGGGGCGGAGGTCGCCGTTCGCGTCGATGCCGCGGGTCAGCAGGTCATGCAGCAGCCCCTGCTTCATCGCCCGCAGCTTTGCCACCACCGCCTCGGTCCCCCGGATCGCCGCGTCCAGCGTGTCGAGGACTTCGGCGATTTTGGATTGGTGCTTCGGCTCTGGGATAGGCACCTTGAACTGAGACAGTCCCTTCCATGATGTCCGGGGCATCTTGGTGCCCATCGAGGTCCGCTCAGCTTCGGCGCCAACGGCCTCGGTTTGAAAAACGCGGGCAGCAAAACCGGGATTATTCCCGTTTCGCACCCTGAGAACCAAGATATCCGTCGAGCAATACCCGGAAAACGGCGCAGAGACGCACTTGCGCAGGTTGGGCCGAAGCTTCCCGAAAAGCACGTCGCCTGCTTCAAAGACCGAATTGACGCTTACCGATGTTTCGGACGGCGCCCATCCCAAGAGTTGCGAGTTCCGCTGCCCTATGTGTTCGAGACCGACATAGGGAAGATTGGGATCTTTCTTGACCGCAATCTTTTCGTCCACGGGTGCGACGAGTTCCGACAGGCTGCCAAGAACAACTTGGGCGTCCTCAGACATACCCCAACCCCTTCAGGAACCCGGTCAGCTTGCCCGTCGCCTCGGCCCGCGCGCCTTCGATCTCGGTCAGGGTCACGCGATACTTGTCCCACCAGTTTTCAAACGCCGCCACGATCTGCCCGCGCTGCGCGGCGATGTAGCGGGTCAGGATCTTTTCCATGTCGTCATGCAGGATCTTCTGGATCAGCGCCGCCGCATCCCCCTCGGTCAGCCCGTCCACGGCCCCGTTGATCGCATCGGTGAACTGCGCGTGATTGGCCTTCAGTGTCTTCTTGACCTCGGCCAGTTCCTTTTTCCACCGCTTCACCTGCGCCTCGTCCACGGGTTCCGCGTCGTCATCCTCTTCTTCGCCCTCTTCGGGCGTGGCGGTCGCGGCCTTGATCTGGGCGTCAAGTTCGGCCTTGCGCGCCTCCAGCTCCGCAATCTCGCGCACGAAGCCGCCCATCAGGAAGCTGACCAGCTTGTGGTCCAGCGGGCTTTCCTTGTGGCCCTTGTCCTCCAGCGCGGTGACGATCGAGGTGCGCCAGGCATCGACCACGCCCCGGCCGTCGCGCGCCATGAGGGTAAGGAAGTCAAAGCGCGACGCCTGCCAGAACTGCGCGATGATGCCCCGCACGGTGAAGGGGTCGAGCATGGCCAGCCCCTCCAGCGTTTCGGAAAAGCTGGACAGGAGTTCATCGCGCAGCCGGATGAGGGCGGCGGCCTGATCCGCCCCGGCCAACGCCACGATCCCATCCTGATGCGCGGCCCACCAGGCGTTGAAGGCGGCCCGGATTTCCGCCTCGCGCGCTTGGAGGCCCGCGTCGGCCTCGACGGCCGGTTTCAGGTCGGATTTCGCGGTCAGGTGCGGCGCGAAGTCGAGGTAGTGGTCATCGCGGGGCACCAGCAGGTCCATCGGGTTCAGCCCATGGGCGCGGAACAGGTCGGCCTTCGCCGCGACCTCTGCCTTCGGAATGCCGCCCACCAGATGCGCACGCACGTCATGCGGTTCGGGCGGCGGCGCGTTGTCGGCATAGCGGCGGATGTTCAGGTTGAAGTCGTTGTCACGCAGAGTGTCGATATCGACAATGGCCGAGAAGCCCGGGATCTCGCGGTATTCCTCGAAGGTGGTGACGATCTTCTCGATGTGTTCGGGCATCAGGTGGTTCTGCGCCCGGCCTTCGAAATATTCGCGGTCGGCGTTGATGAAGAGGATTCTTCCCTGCCGGTCCTTCGGTTTGCCCGAGACAAGGTTCGCGCCGTTGTGGACGCGCTGACGAAGGACGATGACGCAGGCGGGGATGCCGGTGCCGTAGAAGAGCTGCGGCCCGAGGCCAATGATCGCCTCGATCTGGTCCTGTTCGATGATCTTCTGGCGGATCTTGCCCTCGTCGCCCCCGCGGAACAGCACGCCGTGGGGCATGACGGTGGCGATCATGCCGCCGTCACGTGTCACATGCAGCATGTGCTGGAGGAACATGAGGTCGGCCTTCTTGGCCCCGCGCGGGACCTCGTGGAAGAAGCGCTCGGGGAACTTGGGCTGCCACGTGTATTCGCCCGACCTGTCCTTGTCCTTTGACCCCCAGGGGAGGGAGAAAGGCGGGTTGGTCAGGATGCGGTCGAAGCGGCGCAGTTCGCCGTTCTCGACATGCTGGGGCTCTCCCAGAGTATCCTCGTTGCGCAAGTCGGCGCTGCTGATCCCGTGGAGCAGCATGTTCATCTTGGCGATGGACCAGACCGTGCCGGCGTTTTCCTGACCGAACAGGTTGGCTTTGCGCCCGTCCTGACCGTGTTCGTCAATGTAATCCTTGGCCGCGATCAGCATGCCACCCGACCCGCAGCAGGGGTCATAGATGTCATGTTCAAGGGTCGGCTTCAGAAGCCGCACCATCATCCGGACAACGGACCGGGGGGTGTAGAACTCGCCGCCCTTTTTGCCCGCTGAGTCAGCGAATTCAGCGATCAGATATTCGTAGGCGGCGCCAAGCAGGTCAGGGAATTCGAAGTCCTCGTTCCGAAGCCGGATTTCCCCGAAATGAGTGATCAGCTGGCGCAGCTTCTGGTCGCTGATCTTGCTCTGGCCGACCTTGCGGGTGAAGTCGATGTGGTCGAGGACACCTTCAAGAGCAATGTTTTCGGACTCGATCCCTCCTAGGGCCTTGTTCAGCTTGTCGCCAATGTTTTCATGGGCTTCATCAACAAGAAAGGTGAACCGAGACTGCGGCGGAACCCAGAATGTGCCGCTGCGGCCGTACCAGACTTTGTTCTCAGCATCCTCGGCCGCCTGCTTCGGCGCGATGCCGTTTCCGATGCGCTTTTCGATGACCTCCTGCCGGGCCTGCTCAAAAACATCGGAACAGCGTTTCAAGAACAACATTCCAAAAATGTATTCCTTGAACTCCGAAGCATCCATCTTGCCGCGCAAAATATCGGCAGCGCTGAATAGGTGGCGCTCAAGTTGGGGCAGGGTCAAAGGCATTTGTTGCTCGCTTGGAAGGCCTTCGCAAAGTGCACCAGCCTTCAGCCTAGGGCAATGTCTGCGGCTCCTGAATCGTGACCGGACGCGTCAGTTCGTTTGCCTGATTATCCCAGTTCGCAGGAAACGGCTCGAGCGCCCGCACCAGTGTCACCTCTGGCCCCTGCTTCCCGGCCAGGATCGCCTCGACGATGTCGGGCGCGAGCAGCGTTAGGCGCAGCACGCGGGTCATGTAGGACGGTGCGATCCCCTCGCGCTCAGCCAGTTCGGCGATGGTGGCGAAATCACCAGACTCGAGCATCCGCTTCCAGCGGAATGCGCGCGCCAGCGCTTTGACCAGAGCGCTATCTGTCTGGCGCGAATTCGCGGCTCCCTCGGGCAACTGCATCTCCTTGCGCCCGCCGCGCTTCACTACGCGGAACGGGACGTGGAGCGTCACCACGGTGTCGGGAACCGGGGCGCCGCGGCTCATGCCGCTTCTCCGATGTCTCCGGCCAGCATCTCGCGAGTGAGGCTGCTGAGCCCGTCGACGCGGAGCCGGACATTCAGGCCGTCCGTATCGATGTCGACCCGTTCAACCAGCAGCGCCACGATGCGCGCCTGCTCGGCGGGGAACAGTTCGTCCCATAGCGGATCGAGCCGGATCAGCGCCTCGCGGGCGTCGGCCTCGGTAATCCCGCCATCCTGCGTGCGCGCTGTCTTCCATGTGCCCGCCACGATCTCGGGCTGGCGGAATACGGCGCGGAGTTGGTCGATCACGGTAGCCTCGATCTCCCCCGCTGGCACGCGGCCGATGGGGCAGGATCCAGCGCCATGCTTCAGCACCGTCTGACTGAGGTAGTAGCGGTACAACCGCCCGCCCTTGCGCGTATGCGTCGGCGAGAAGGCCGCGCCATCCGGGCCGAACAGCAGCCCCTTCAGCAGTGCGGGCGTCTCAGCGCGGGTGCGCGCGGCACGCTTGCGCGGGCTCTCCTGCAGGATGGCGTGGACGCGGTCCCACGTCTCGCGGTCGATGATGGCGTCGTGCTCGCCGGGGTAGCTGTCGCCCTTGTGCACCGCCTTGCCGATGTAGGCGCGGTTGCTCAGCATCCGGTAGATGTATTTCTTGTCGATCCGGTTGCCGCGCGGCGTCTGAATGCCGCGTTTCGTGATCTCTCTCGCCAACTCCGTGCCCGACCCGATCTCGAGGAAGTGGGCGAAGATCCAGCGGACGTGCGCGGCGGCTTCCTCGTCCACCAGCAGTTTGCGGTTTTCCACCCGGTAGCCGTAGGGCGGCACGCCCCCCATCCACATACCCTTCTTCCGGCTGGCGGCGACCTTGTCGCGGATGCGCTCGGCTGTCACCTCGCGCTCGAACTGGGCGAAGGACAGCAGGATGTTCAGCGTCAGCCGCCCCATCGACGTGGTCGTGTTGAAGCTCTGCGTGACCGACACGAAGGTTACGCCGTTCCGGTCGAACACCTCCACCAGCTTGGCGAAATCCGCCAGCGAGCGGCTGAGGCGGTCGATTTTGTAGACCACCACCACGTCGACCAGCCCATCCTCGATGTCCTCCAGCAGGCGCGTCAATCCCGGGCGTTCCAACGTGCCGCCCGAGATGCCACCGTCGTCATACTGATCGCGGACCAGCACCCAGCCCTCGGAGCGCTGGCTGGCGATGTACGCCTCGCAGGCCTCGCGCTGGGCGTGGAGGCTGTTGAACTCCTGCTCCAGTCCTTCCTCGGAGGATTTTCGGGTGTAGACGGCGCACCGCAGCTTGCGGACGACCTTCGATTTTTCGGGCGGCTTCGTCATCTCCGCCCCCTGTGGTTCTTGAGCCCGAAGAAGGTCCAGCCGTTCCAGCGGGTGCCGGTGATGGCGCGCGCGATGGCGGACAGCGACTTGTAGGGGCGTCCCTGCCATTCGAAACCGTCGGCGGTGACAGTCACAACGTACTCGACGCCCTGCCATTCTCGCAGCAACCGCGTGCCCGTGATGGGACGGTCGCGATCGGCGCGGACGCCGCGCTTCTTCCTGTCGCCGCCGTCCAGTTCCTCGCCGAGCCGTTCGAGGCGCCGAATCGTCTCGGGTTTGAGCCCGCCATAGGCAAGTTCCTGGATGCGGTAGGCCAAGCGGCTTTCCAGGTAGCGGCGGTTGAACGGCGGCGGCTCGCTGTCGAACAGGTCGCGCCATTGCACCTTCAATTCCGGCGTCGGGGTGGCCTTCAACGCGGCCAGGCGCGCGGGGATTGGTTCATGGGTCGTCATGCATTTCTCCGTTGAGTTGGAGTTGCATGAAGGCTCCGGTCTGCCGGATAGTGTAGGCGAATTTCTCCATGGTCGTCAGAAGGTTGGACCTGATCCCGCTGCCGCAGGCGGACCAGCCCAAGGGCCAGCAGGCCGCACAGCTCTGCGCGCCGTTCAGCGGGGCTCATCTTGTCCGGCGACAGCGGGTTCGGACGTTTCATGCGGCCACCCGTGCGGCAGCCCCGAGGACCGAGCGCTGGATGGCGGCCCGGTTCCACAGGAAGTTCAGGTGACAGTTGGCGGCGTATTTCGACAGACCGAAGTCGTGTCCCTCTGCCTTGTGCCCGGCGCGGGCCAGCAATTCGATCTGCCGAAGGCTTGCCGGATCATTGAGCCAGCGACGGCTCTTGATCGACGCTGTCCCCGTCTCTGTCGTCCGCAGGAAATCATCCGCCGCGGCCAGCGCCTGAACGCGGGTTCCGATGGCCAGCGGCTTGACCGGTTTGCCACGGGGCTGGCCGAGCGCATGCCAGAGCGTGCCGTCGTGGAATACCCCGGCCCAGCCTTCAAATCCGCTTGCCATCAGCGCGCTGCCATCGGCCAGCAAGGGCTCCCAGGCAAAGGGCGAGCGATCCAGCAGGTCGATTTCCGTCATCTCGAAGCTGTCGAGCACTGTCTTGTCGCTGGTCTCGCGCGTGAAGACATGGCCGCAGAAGTCGCAGATGCGCGCCGCCAGGGGCAGTTCGGCCTCGCAACAGGGGCAGAGTTTCCACGGCGCCTGACCCGGTTCGGGGTCGTCCGCGTCAAGGTCGATCTCCTGTTCGAGCGAGCCATGGCGCAAAGCGGCGCCTGCAAAATCCAGAACGACGCAGTCGGTCTTGATGATGCCGGGATAGCGCGCTGGATCGACGCGGCGCAGGCCGCGCCCTACCGCCTGGATGAAGGTCCCCTTGTGCAGCATCGGGCGCAGGATGCCGATGCAGCCCACAGGCTGGCTGTCGAAGCCTTCCGTCAGCACCATGCAGTTGGTGAGGATGCGGGTCTCGCCGCGATCGAAGCGCGCGATGGCGGCGGCCCGCTCCCTGGACGGCATGTCCCCGCTGATCATCTCCGCAGCATGGCCCGCCGCGCAGAAGGCCTCCGCCACGGCCGTGGCGTGATCGACGGTCGCGCAGAAGAAGATCGTCTGCCGATCGGCGGCCTTTTCTTCCCAATGCTCGACGACGGCATCGGTCAGGACGGCGCGGTTCAGAACCCGGTCTGCGGCGCGCATGTCGAAATCGCCCGCCGTCGCATCGAGCCCCGCCAGTTCGTCACCCACCCCGAGATCGATCGTGAAGGTGCGCGGCGGCACCAGCAGCCCTTGCGCAATCAGCGCGCCGATTCGAACCTGGTAGCCCACATTGCTGAAGGTCTTGCGCAGGCTGCGGCCATCGCCCCGGCTCGGCGTGGCCGAGAGACCTAGGAGCTTGAGGTTCGGGTTCAGGCTGCGGGCGTCATCGATGACGGCCTGATAGCTGGTCGATGCCGCCCGGTGGCATTCATCTATCACCAGATGCGAGACGGCCGCCATACGCGCGCGCCGGTTGGCGCGGGCCAGCGTCTGCACGCTGCCAAAGACAATGCGCCCGTCCCAATTGTCCTGCTCGGCCTTCACGACCGAAGTCGAAAGGCCAGTGATCGCGCCGATGGAGGAGCGGTTCTGATCGACCAGCTCATCGGTGTGCTGGAGGACGAGAACGCGGTCCTGGCGGCGATGTTCAAGTTCCTCGCCGATGCAGAAACCGGCGATGGCCGTCTTGCCCGCACCGGTGGGCAGTACGAGAAGCGTGTTGCCGTGGGTGGCGAGCCTGTCACGAGCAGCGGCCACTGCCGCCTTCTGGTAGTCGCGCGGGATCATGTGCCAGCCCTCCCTCAGCGTGCCCAGAACGGGGCGGAGGAATTGCTGGCGGGCGCAGCCTGGCCGTAATTCGGCTCTGCCATGCGCGGGGCGCCCGTGCCGAGGCCGAGGGTCGGCTGCGGCATGCGACCCATGACGCGGGCATAATCGCCATGCGCGGGGCCAATAGCGGCCTTGATCGCATTGCGGCCTGGCTCATCGGGACGATCCTTGTCGCGCTCGATGCCGATGCGGGCAACGAATTCGAGGCCGCTCATCTCCCCAAGGCTGCGGATCATGCGCGCCGAACGCGCTGCATCCGACTGATCCTCCGCCCGGATGCCCCGGGCAGATTCGAGGATGCCGCGGATCAGCGCCCGGCCACGGTTACCATAGGTGTCATCACCGCTGCCCGCGTTTTTGCCGCGGAACCCGATGCGGGTGTAGATCCGCCGCCGCGCAAAAGGCCCCTCCATGATGATGGCCTCGGTGTTGAGATAGAGCGCGGTGCTGGTCTTGCTCTGCGTGAGCCAGCCTTCCGGGCCTGCGCCACCGGGGCGAATGGTGAGGGTCACACGCACCAGCGTGTTCGCCGGGATTAGGTCGAATGCGGCGTCCTGGGTGTCGGCGCCATTGAAGTCCATGTCACTGGTCATGGGTCATGCTCCTTGGGTCGTCGTGGGATTGGGGTTGGCGCCGGCAGGCAGGTCGAAACTCAGCCGCTGATGGCTGTCGGGCCGGGGGCCGCGGATTTTCGCCATGAGGCGTCCGAGATGGGCGGGCTCGATCATCGACAGACGGCCGCTGCGATCCTTGGCGGGCAGGCCGAAATCGTTGATCGTCGTGCAGATGAAGGCTCGGAACGCCTCGCCCTTCTCGGGGCGCAACTCGGTCAGCGTGATGACTTCATCGACGATGCCGGGCAGTTCGAGCCCGGTCTTCGAGCCTTCGATCTGCAAGGAAAAGAAGGGCTTGCCGAAGTCATCGAGCTTCCGATCGAGAAGCCCGACCAGCCAGATATTCTTGGCCGGCGTATGCTGCAGATGCGTGAGCCAGCCGATCATCTCCTGGCCGAGCAAGCCGTAAGTCGCGCGCATGTCGGGTTTGCCGGTGCGATCGGACTGTGCCTGGGGCTGGCCCTTGCACCATTGCAGGCAGATGCGGGAGGCGACCGAGATGCTGTCGACGAAGACGGTGTCGTATTTGTCGAGCTGGCTGGCAGGCCCGTAGGCCGCGCAGACGCGGGCGTAATGAGCCTGACCATAGGACTGGTCATCGCGCATCGCGGGGTTCGGTCCGCCGATCCAGGCGGCGAGATCGCGCGCCAGTTCCCAATCGCGCACCCGCACCTCGTCGCCGGGCCAGCCTTGGACGGCCAGTTCGCCTGCTTCGAGATTGACGAACATCGTGCGCTGCGGATCGAGGGTGAGCAGCTGCGTGGTCTTGCCGATGCCGGAGGTGCCGGTCAGCACGCCCTTGATGCCGCGGGTTTCGCGCAGCCGCTCATCGGCGGTGATGATGCGCAGCGATGCCTTGCTGAAGGGGGCGCTCATTGGCCCGCCTCCAGGTCGCGGACGGCGGCGTGAATGCCGACATCCCGGCCCAGCGCGCCCTGCCGCCGCGCCATGCGCAGCAGCGTCGAGAGCGCATTTGAGACTTCGTAGAGCGCCGATTGCTTGCGGCCGAAATCAACCAGTGCGAACTCGATATCATCGAGCGTCGCCTGTTCGATCGGCACGCTGCGGGCGGCGCGGCCACCAATGGCCGGGACGTTGATTACCTCGGGCAGTGGCTCGAGATTGTAGCGCTGGCGCAAGCGCTTCAGAGGGGAAGAAGAGAACATCACATGCTCCTGTTTGCCGTCGTGGCCTCCAGGGATCGTCGGAAAGACTGCTGCCGGGCCTGACGCCGCCCTGGAGCTCGCGGTCGGAGTGTTTCCCCTTGCGGGGTGTTGCATTCCTCCGAGGGCCCGGCATGAAACTTGGCAGGACCGGCGTGTTCCGGTCCTGTGCTCACCTACCGGCCGGGCGCCGGAACTGTCGGGGTCGCCCCGAGATAAACTTCGAGGCCGCGCGCAACGGCGGCCGAACGCATCGAGACAAGGCGCGCGTAGATTGTGCTGCGGTGGATCCCGAGCGTGGTTGCTGCCTCAGTGGGTGTCTGCTCGACCAGCGTGTCGGCCACCGACCTGCAGGCCGGTGTCAGCGCAGCACGCAGACGCCGCACATCCCGCACTAGGCCAAACCCTTCATCGGCGGGCCGTGGCGCAGGGCCATTGAGACCATCCGCTTCGGCCAGCGTCTCAGACAGCGGCAGCGGCTCACCATCTTCCTGTTGCTGGGCCGGTTCATCAAAACTGACCCAACTGCGCTCAGCCCGCAGGCGTTCGGTGGGGCTCGCCAGGGTGGCGATGCGATTGCCGATGACACGGTCGGCGAAAGTGTCGTAACTGCCACGCGTGAGATCGAAGGCGCCGTCACGCCGCCAGAGATGTTCGCGCAGGTCTTGCGCAATGTCCTCGGCGGTCATGCCGGGCACGGCGCCAGAGCGCGCGAGGCGCGCGGCGCGGACCATAATGTTGCGGGAAACCCGCGAGTGCGGGTCGGTGATGGGGTGCTGGAAACGCTCCATGAAGTTTCGCCTTCGTCCAGGTGGACGGGCACGCGGCCCGAGTGCCTGGGACCGGCGAAATTTCGTTGGAGGGGCCCGAAATCAGGGCAGAACACGCAAAGAAAACCCCACAAAACCGAATGGTTTCATGGGGTTGATGATGCGAAAAAAATCTGAGGGCTGGTCAGTCGTCGTCGACGAAATTTCGTCGGATCAGCTTGTCCGCCGCTTTCGTTTTGCGGCGGCCGCAAGCCCATCGGCAGATATCTTGAACCTCGACACGTAGCAGCCGCCTTCAATGTCGAATGGCTCGTCGTGCAGGCCGAATGCAGCGTTCAGCTTTTCGACCAGCTTTTGTTTCTGCCGTTGTGCACTGGATGCCCCGATCGCCAACCTTCCGCGCGCATGCGCAAATTGCTCGAGCAAAGTCCATTGCAAGGTTGGCTTGTTGAGTGGGCCTTTCACCATATCGAGGTCGTGGGGAACGATGATGCGGGTTCGCCCAAGTATCGTCGCGGTAAATTGCTGAGCGTTCGAAAGATCGAGCTCGATGTCCTCCCATGTCGTCCCCGTGGGCACGGTGATGGATGGCTTCCTGATCTTCTCAAGGCCAATGATGCCATCGATAAGACCGGCGAAGAGGATCGAGGGCTCGGCACTGATCTGAAACCCCTTCCGCGCCTGCCATAGAAGAATGTCTTCTAGCGCCATGCTCGTCGCCTGTTGTGCCTTGAGACGCTGAACTTCAGCAAGCGTGAGGGACCGCCTTGATGGAACCAGGACGAGTCGCGGACTTGGCGGTGAGTCCGCCACCGAGTCCAGGCCATCGATTAATGGCGAGAACATGGGTTGAGGAAGGTAGAGGAAAACAGGAAATCCGCGCCCGGGGCTGATTTCATATCGGCCAAGAAAGGCCGCACGCGCCAGTCTTGGTTTCTCCGCCTCTCCAATCAAGCTGAGCGCGTTGTGGAGCGCCTTGGCCAGCTTCTGCGGATCAAGCGCCAGGATGTTGACTTCGGCCTCGTCGAGGAAGACGCTATCGCAGATCGGGGACGGGTTGCCACATTCAGCGCGCAGGCGGCCGTCTATCAGCGGCACAACCCGGCGCATGCATCCATCGAGGCAGCCCCTGCGACATACCAAGTCCTCAGCCTTCTTGTCGGTCGGCCGCAGCAAGGTGGCCGCTGGCGCCCACTCGTCACCGAGTATTTCGGTCCATTCGCGCTGGCTCCAGGCCGCCCCGTTCAGGTCCTCAATCGCGTTCCAGAACGTCGTCATCCGCATCGCCGCGATCATCCTTGTCCTGTGAAGCATAGAAACCCCGGGCATCAAGCCAGGCCTCGACGGCAGGTGCATCGGTGTCGCGGTCATAGCGGGCGGAGCCCTTGCTCACGCTGACGACGCGTTCCTGACGCGCGCCACGGAACAGGACGCCGAACTTGGCGGCAATGATGTCGCCGTATTTGAACTTGGCGTCTGCCTGATCGCCCAGGGCTGCGAAGAGATCACTCGCGCGCGTGATTTCGGTAATCGGAATGCGACCCCGCAGAACGCGCACCACCTCGCGCAGACGCACGCGATCAATCCCGTCGATGTCGCTTGAGACGAGGCAGTCCGCGCCATCATCTCGGATCGGCGCCAGCGTGAAAATCTCGCCCTCGCCAAAGTAGTCCTTGTCGCCAAACAGAACGAGGCCGATCGTCTCGCGATAGAGCGTGCGCGCGCCCTTGGTGTCGGCATTGACGGCCAGCACATCTTGGTCGGCGTCGTAAATCACCACGTCGTGTTTCTGGGGACGATAGAACGCCACCCCGGAAGATCCGTCATCTTCATGCTTGCCCTCGCGAATCATCGGCATGCCGTGCCGGATCAGAAGCCAGACCTTATCCGTGCGCGGAAACGCAAAGACCCGCGCGCCTTTCCCGCGCTGCTTGCTCTCGAACCACGGGTCCATCAGCGTTTCAAGTTGCTTCAGTTGAGCGTCAGGTGTCGCTGGCAATCTGCGCTTCTTGCCCACCTTGCCAACGAAATACATGAAGCTCGATTTCTGGAACGCGAGGGTGCGGACCGCGCGCTCAATCAGGAGATCGGGGTTTGCGTTCCAGATCTGTGTCGCGACGTCGGCCGGCGTCGACTTGCCATTGACGCTGAGCGTGATCCCGGCGTCATTCGCCCGTTCCATCATCTCCTCAAGCGTTTCGTTCGAGGCGACCTCGTCGATGTAATAGAGCCCATTGACCAGATCGGGCGGGATATTGGCGTCATACTGCATCAAGAGCTTCGCCAGATCCTCGTGCGGAAAATCCAGCGCCGGATTTGCAGGCAGCGTGAAACCACGCCCCGCCAGATAGCTTTGATACGGAGCAAGAAACGCCAGCAGATGATCGTTGGTAATTCGCTTAAGGCCGTCAGGACGGGTGAACACTTTCGGATCGAACGAGGCCATGGACGAATCGGCTCCTTTCTCTTGGGGGACAAAGCAAAGGCTAGGGTCGGCCTGTCCGCTGCGCAAGAAAATGTTCCCTATAAGTTCTTATGTGGAAGATCCTTCCAGCAAGCCGCTCGGTGCGCGGCACAAAGGGCCGCGACGCAGCCGTAAAGCTGCCTGACCAGCTGCATCAGGAATGTTGCCGCGGTGATCCGACAGATCGGAGACCGCGCCGGTAGGTGAGGAAAGCACTGGAGCTTTCCCATGACCGACAGAACGACCCATCCACGCTCGCGTCCCGCGATTGCCGCCCTCCAGACCGGGGAGGCGCAATGATCGATCCGGACCCCCGCGAACAGGCGGCGCTGCGCGCTGCCCTCAAGAACATGGCTGAACTGATGGCCGAGATCGGGTGGACGACCCGGTTTCAGCACCTGAGCGAGCAGCAGGCCCTCGCGCTCGCCACAGCGGCCGTCGATGGCTTTCAGGAGGCGATGCGCGCCAGCGCACCGGCGCTCCGCGACATGGAGGTGCCGTTCTGATGACCGAGGTGCTGGACTTCAATCACCGCGAAAAGCCACCCAGCTTCTGCGACACGGTGAATGCGCGCATCGATGCGGCGCTGGTCGCCGAGAATGCCACACGGCCGCAGCGCGACTATCTGGGTGGCAGCCGCCTAGGCGACATCTGTTCGCGCCGGCTGCAATACGAATACCTGAAAGCCCCGCGCGATCCTGATGGTGGTTTCTCCGGGAAATCGCTGCGCATCTTCGCCCTCGGCCATGTGCTGGAAGATCTCGCGATCGAGTGGCTGCGCAAGGCCGGGTTCGATCTGCGCACGCGCAATCGCCATGGCGAGCAGTTCGGCTTCACCGCGGCCGGTGGACGAGTCCAGGGTCACGCCGATGGCGTGATCGTCGCCGGACCTGACGGCTTTGCCGCCCCGGCGCTTTGGGAATGCAAATCCGCCAATGCGAAGAACTGGCGGGAGATCGCCAAGCATGGCGTGGCCAAAGCAAAGCCCGTCTACGCCGCACAAATCGCGCTCTATCAGGCCTATCTCGGTCTGACCGAGACGCCCGCGCTCTTCACCGCCATCAACAAGGACACCTGCGAGATCTGGCACGAGCTTGTGCCCTTTGATGCAGCGCTCGCCCAGTCCTCCAGCGACAAGGCGGTGGCGATCCTTCGCGCCTGTGATGCGGGCGAGCTGCTGCCGCGCCACACATCCGACCCCGAGCATTTCGAATGCCGCTTTTGCGCGTGGAAAGCGCGGTGCTGGTCATGACGACATGCTCTGACATGCCCCAACCTAACCGCATTCTGCCCGACCGTGCCATGGTCGCACGCTTTGCCGATGTGGTGTTCGGCTATTGCGATGGCCTCGCTCCGATCAGGGCCTTGGCGGAAAAGGGCGCGCCCGATGCGCCATCCCACACGCCTTTCCTCGCAGCGGATGGCGAACTGGCAGCCAAGCTCGCTCTGCAAGCCGATTGGGCAGAGAGCGCAGGCATGGCGCTCTTCGTGGTGCCAGGCACCGTGCTGTCCGCGGTGGATGCCCGGGCCGAAAGCGTGGTGCAAACGCAGGTCGTCCTGGTCGATCTCGACAACGGCGATATTGGCGCAAAGCGGGATCATCTGGTCCAGCACCTCGGCGCCCCCACACTGGAGGTTGCCTCTGGTGGCATCACCGAGGATGGCCAGCCCAAGCGGCACTTGTATTGGCGCCTGAGCGAGCCCGCCGAAGGCGAAGACATCGCCCGCGTCTGTCGCGCACGGTACATGATCGCCTCAAAGGTCGGTGGTGATCCCTCCTTCCGGTCCGCCCACCAGCCGATCCGTGTGGCTGGCTCGGTCCATGCAAAGAACGGCGTGCAGCGGCTGGTCGAGATCGTGGCTGGCAACGAGCGGGATTACGACCTTGGCGAGCTGATCGAGGCCATCGTGGCCATGCCGCCGCTGGAAGGTGCAGCGGTTGATGAGTTGGATTTCAACGGCGCGACCGAGGCGCGGGGTGCGGTCACCGAACTCTTCGCCCGCAAGATCCGCGAAGGCGGCGTCGATGGCGAGACCCGGTTCGACGCGCTCTCCCGCGTCATCGGCTACTGGATCCGCCGCTGCCGCGAGGGGCATGTCACCCCGGTTCAGGCCTGGGAGGAAATGGTCGCCTATAATGCGGCCCGCATCGACCCGCCTTGGCCGGAAGACCGGCTTCGCTTGGAGGCAGAGCGGCTCTGGAAACGCGACGCCGAACGCTACGGCGATGTCGCGGGCGACATGGGCGATGGTGATGATGGCGGCGGTGGCAGCGCCGGGGGCGGTGATGCAGGCGATGGGCCGATCCCGGTCCAGTTCACCGAGGACGCGCTGGCCGACAGTTTTGCCACGCGGCATGCCGATCTCTGGCGCTACGTCGCGCCCTGGGGCCAGTGGCTGACATGGACGGGCGCCCTGTGGCGGCGCGAAGACACGCTGCAGGCCTTCGACCTTGCGCGGCGCATCTGCCGTGAGGCAGCACGTCGTTCCGCCTCGGCCAAAATCCGCACCAAGCTCTCCAGTGCAGCCACGGTGTCCGCGGTCGAGCGTCTGGCACGCTCAGACCGTCGCCATGCCACCACGACGGAGATCTGGGACCGTGACCCCTGGCTCTTGAACACCCAGAACGGGATCGTCGATCTGCGCAGTGGCGTTGGCTCAGCCCATGACCCGCTGCGCTACATGACGAAGATCGCGGGCGCCTCAGTGGAAGGCGACTGCCCGGTCTGGTTGCAATTCCTCGACACGGTCACTGGCGGCGATGCCGATCTGCAGGCCTATCTGCAGCGCATGGCGGGCTATTGCCTGACCGGCGTGACGACTGAACATGCGCTGTTCTTCCTCTATGGCACCGGGGCCAATGGCAAATCCGTCTTCGCCAACACGCTGACGGCCATCATGGGCGATTACGCCACCGTGGCGCCCATGGACATGTTCATGGCCACCACCGGCGATCGCCATCCGACCGACATGGCGGGCTTGCGCGGCGCACGGATCGTCACCTCGATCGAGACCGAACAGGGCAGCCGCTGGGCCGAGAGCAAACTCAAGGCGCTGACCGGCGGCGACAAGATCACCGCCCGCTTCATGCGCCAAGACTTCTTCGAGTTCATGCCGCAGTTCAAGCTGCTGGTGGTTGGTAACCACAAGCCCTCGATCCGCAATGTCGATGAGGCAATGAAGCGGCGCCTGCACATGGTGCCCTTCACCGTGACCATCCCCGCCGCCAAGCGCGACAAGCGGCTGCCGGACAGGCTCTTGGCTGAACGGGATGGCATCCTCGCCTGGGCACTGCAGGGCTGCCTCGAATGGCAGAAGACCGGCCTGCGCCCGCCACCTGCCGTGATGGCCGCCACCGACGATTACTTCGAGGCCGAGGACGCCCTCGGCCGCTGGATCGAGGAACGCTGCCAGACCGGCAACAAGACCTTCTGGGCGGGCTCAACCGAGCTTTTCAACAGCTGGAAGTCCTGGGCCGAGGCCAATGGCGAATACGCCGGCTCCATGAAGCGCTTCTCGGAATCACTGGGCACCCGGGGCTTCGAGAAAAACAGCAACGGCAAGGCTCGCGGATTTCGCGGGATCCGCATTCAGGACAGCAACGATGACCTATTCGCGCAGGAGTGATGAAATGCCAACGAAAACAGGCCAATTTACGGGTCTGACGGGTTCTCCCTATATAGGCGTTGCGCGCGCGCACACGCGCGTGTCTACGGCTGATAAGGGAATACCCGTCAAACCCGTAAATGGTGACGTCCCCTGTGCCTCGGACCAGTGCCAGCGCACCATCCTCGCCCTCGACCTCGGCACCACGACCGGCTGGGCCTTGCGGGCGCATGATGGTCTGGTCACCAGCGGCACCGTCAGCTTCAAGCCCGGCCGCTTCGACGGCGGCGGCATGCGCTACCTGCGCTTCACCAACTGGCTGACCGAGATCGACCGGCTGTCGGGGCCCGTCGCCGCGATCTGGTTCGAGGAGGTCCGCCGCCACGCGGGCACCGACGCGAGCCACATCTACGGCGGGCTCATG